CGTCAAAGCTGGATCATATTCCCATGACTTCTGGGTTTCTCCTGTTGAATCTAAACATTCTCGCGCTCCGAGATTGTCAAGCTGAACCACCAAGTGTCTTCTGCGGTGGTAAGCATCCGGAGTCACCATGTTGTGGTGCTGTGCTCCAAGATATTTAACATTTCCGGTGGTGATTATGAAAAGGGGATTGGTCGGTCTTCCTTTGTCCTTGATAGCGGCTCCAATTGATGTTGAAGGAGCTGTTTCAGTGTGGTAGCAAAACTCGTCGTAGTCCATTCCGTCCTTACGGGTTCCAATATCGTCCCAGACCAAAATCTGCTGGCCTGCAAAATTGGACCAAAATTCGTCTTTAATTGATCTCCAGAAAGATGTGATGTTAAATTTCTTAGAGAGGCGATCTACCAAATTTCTAGCGTAAACTGTCTTTCCCAATCCGACAGATCCAACAATGTGAATAACAACTGGTTTCTGCTTGCCGGTGACATTGACTATCAACGAATTTCTGCGCTCAAGAAGGTTTTCATAGCCAGCCTTAATTTGCTGCAAAACCATGGTGAGATTGTATTGGCTTTTCTGCACAGCACTTAGGTCGTGGTACATGCTTTCGACATTCCTGATAGCCTTCTCAAGTTTTATGATGGGTTCCTCTCGCATTACTCCGAAAAAGTCAATCTTGAGCTTGGTTTCGTACTCAGTAAGATCTTTCAACAATTGTAAACTCTTTTCCTGCACGGCTTTGGCGGCTACGTCACGGGACGGGATGTAATCTTGTCCAAAAGCGGCCCAAAGTAAAGACAATAGAGTTTCCTTCGTTTCAACGACTTCCTTCATTATGACATTCTTGGCAGTGATACTCTTACCCAAGTCAACAATATTAGCAGAGAGGGTCTTTTTCTCACTCATAGAAAGTCCTGCTGGAACAAAAATTCCAACGAGAGCCACAGCAGCGGCTGCCAGAGAAAACAGTCCCTTGTTTCGATCAAGGAAAGCAGGTTCAAGAGTATGGTCATCAAAAAGCTCTCTCACTTCGGCAGAAAGTGTGGCTTGTCTGTTGGGGCGTTCGGGTCTTTCTTCTCCTCTAAATTTGGCAATAGTATCATCAACCCATTCTCCAGCATCGATGATAAGATGGAGGTTGTTCGCTAACGTATCTTTCACATTTTGGCTAGGGGTGGTCTTGGCATACAACTGCCACATGCCAACAAGTGACGCTAATTTGGCTCCGGATCTTTGCGCTGAGAGGAAGTTAGTCAGCAAGCTCGTGAAGGCAATATGCTTGGACTTCCACAACAATTCCTCAAATTGCCTCAATGGTTCGACAAAATCAAAGCTTTGAAGCTTAGGAATTTCTTCACTCGGTTGTTCACTACGGACGTAAGATGTGAGGCTCCGTTTACGCCTTAGGATGACAAGCGGCGTAAGAACGGATAACAACAGAAGAGTTGGGATCGAGATCAAGAGGGTTAGGAATTGAGGGATGGTATACCGGGCGAGTCCTTTCATCGAATTTGTAACGACAAAAATCATTGGTGGGAATGTGTTTTGGAGGATTTGTTCGGTCAAGGTCAGAGACATTTTCAAAAGAGAGTTTGTTTCATGAGTTGGAAGCTTAATAAGCACATTGTGTAGACCAAAAATTCAGAGCATTATCTGTGAATTTATGGGTTAACAATCCACCGTTAGGCCATCCGGGCGGCGAGTAGTTTCCTTCTATCGCCTGAGAAGGTTGTGAGAAGCAATATGAAACTTTCTTCCATTATCACATAGGATTAACATGTTTGACCATCTATTGACAATTCGTTGGGGGAATTCATGCCCAAGAGAAATGTCAAAAGAAGCCCAAACATGCTAGAAAGCGTGTTTGTTTTCAATAAAACAACCCGGGCGCTGAGCACTCCCGAGAGAAAATTTCACCAGTTTGGCACCCAAACAGAGAATCAAGAAACAGCTGTGGAACTGTTTGCTTACTCAAGTATTTGGCAAACTCCGGAAGCAGGGACAACGTCTTATCATAGAGGCAGGGATGGTCGAAGAGTGGGTGTTCAATTCTTGCATATGCGTACCAATCAATTTCGAAGTGTGGGAAAGGAATCACGATTAGAAACCTTCTGAAAGAAATGATAATAAAATGATTATGGTTCAATGTGGGGTTGTTGGTGATTATGGGGGGGGGGGGATGGTATCAAGGCAAAAACAGTTGCCTGGCAATGGATCTACGGTACAATACAGTGTAAATGGACCGATAGAGACAAGCCAGACAAAAGACAAAACCTTAATAGGTCAAC